AATCACTTACTAATAGAGCTCGTAAACAAAAAGGTTTACCTCCATTGGAATTTGATAACGGAAGACCTGTTTTAGATCGAGATGGTAGACCTAGACTGAGGGGCGAAACAAGACCATCTAGTGGCGGTAGACGCGAACCAACTTTAAGAAGAGGTATCGATGACATAACCGTAGATCCTTCAGATAGACCTGGATTTGTTGGCCAAACTAGAACAAGACCTTCATCTCAAAACAGAAATCCTGTACCATCACCGGGTGGACGTAAACTTGCTGCTTGGATGAAAACTGGTTTAGCTGGCTGGCTTGGCAGCAAAGTAGGACCAATAGGCGTATTAGTATCTACAGGATTAACTATATTAGAAGCAGAAGAACAAATGGATAATTATTTGCGTGTTGCTTCTTTAGAAATTGACCGTCAGCTTGCAGCAGGTGTGCAGCCCGATGATCTCCAAATTACACCTAAAATGACAGAACAGTATGAGTTAGTAACAGAACTTATGGCCACTGCGGCACTTAAAACAATTACAGCTGGAGTTTTAGGTTACGCAGGAGGCAGAGCAATAGGCGCTGCTGCAAGTGCTGCAATTATTTTTCTTTTTGGTAGTAACTTTCTTGGCTGGCTAGCAGCACTTGTAGGCGGGGGATTACTTGCTTTTTACGGCACAGAAGGTTTAGAATGGGCGCTAAAAAGAGTAGGCGCAGTAGAAGTTGTTACTAACGGTATAAGGTATGCATTTCCGGAACAGAACGCACAAGGTGTACCAATGTTTGCAAATCTAATGATGGAAGTAAACGAATTTCAAGATCACTTTAATATCATTCCGGGCGATGACCCAACTACACTCGGCGCAGACAGTGGTGTAGAACAAGAATCTATTAGTGAGGCAACTATTACAAAACAAGATGTAGAAGATAATCTAAAAGAATTAATCAAATCAGACGAAGATCTTATGCAAATGTTCCGCAAAGGCAAGGAAAAACTTAAAGCAAGGGCATCCTAGCTTTTTCGGTCATTTCGATATTTTCTTTGATTATGTTGTTAAAGATTTCGATGTCTTCATGACTTATATTAAACATTAAATCTTCATACGTTACACTACCTCGCATGTACCAACCTATTCTATAGCGTTGATCTTTGATGCGTTTAACGTCATTGTCAAGTTGTTTAGAATATTCAATTATATCAGAGTCCGAGAGCGTAAGAATTTTAAACCGAAAAAATTTGCGTAATCCATATCGATTTTTGTTTCATAATCTTTTTCGCACTCTTCTGCTGCACATTTAAGTTGTATATTAGGAACATTCCATCTTGCACTAAGATCAAAAATTCCTTCTTTGAGTCTATTGTAAAATACTGCTTCGTTGTTTACAATAAAATCAGTTATTTCCTGTGTGTCTTCTTCGACTTCTCCATTGGACATAACGTTTGCAATATAACTAATTGCTAATCTAATGTTTAGTTCGTTAGACTTAATGTAAACATCGTTTTGCATATCTGTTTTTTTCTTTGGATCTAAGTCTTTGTTTGCTGCAATTTGTACTAAAGTTCTTTCAAATTGATAGTTTTGCATTGCAAAATCTGTTAACTGCCTATATGTAATGGGTTTTAAATTAAATGTATAATCTTCAATTTCAAATTGATAGTCTGTTTGATACTGCGAATATCCATCTAACATATTTGTTAAACTTAGCACACTTTCATTTTCTTCATTACAATGCGGACAACTTGACTGTATAGGTAATTCGTCACCATATGTAGCAATACGAATAGCAATTAAAATATAATCAATATCAAAACCAACTATTTTCCATGGATCAAGTATTGCAGGTACACAACTTTGTACAACCCTAACAGTTGCTTCTCCTGTAAACAATGCATCTGGAGTTTTAAACATTATTTCGTCCATTGCATTCATACCATAAACTGGTATCTGAGTGTATTGCTGATCTTTTATTACTGTATCGTCATAATATTTTCCACCGCTAGGTAGGTCAATAAATAACTTTGGTTGTCGCTGACGACTTTGAAGAAAACTGCTCATATATTTTTTCCGATAAATACTTTGTACATGTATTTATTAAAAATTAAATGCGCACTTTATTATTTGGAATATTGAATGGCAGACGGCGATCCTATACAATTAACAGACGCACAATTTCAACAATTGTTGCGAGCAGCTAATAGAGGTAGTTCTACTCCTTCTCCGAGTAGGCAAAATTCTGGCGGATTTGGTTTGCAACAAGCATCAGATGGTGCTAAAGGATTAGCAGGAGCATTTGGTGATGCTGCTGGTTTTATAACTAGAGGTGGCGGAACTGTAGGCCAACTTTTTGGTGATATAGGAAGTTTAGGCGGCAGGCTTCCTGGATTTTTAGGCGATTCTATAGAGGGTTTAGCAGGATTAGCAGGAGTTGGCGTAGGGTTTTTAGAAGAAACCAATGCAACATTTCAAAATTTATCTAAAGTAGGTGCCGGGTTTAATGGTGATTTAGGTGCATTACGTGCAGGCGCCGCACAAACAAGGCTTCCTCTAGATCAATTTGCTAACTTAGTAGGAAGAAATGCACAAGCATTAGCAGGATTAGGAAGCAGTGTAAACCAAGGTGCTAGACGATTTACAGAACTTTCAAGAGCAATGTTTGAAGATGGGCAAACAATAGAAGGGATGATGAACCTAGGTTATACATTAGAAGAGGCTAATGCTGCCCTTATAGATAATGCAGAGTTACTAGGTCGTCAAAGAATGCTCCAAGGCATGAGCGATCAGCAAGTTGCACAAGCAACATTACAAATGGCCAAAGACATGGCAGTTGTAGCAGATTTAACAGGCAAAAGTGCAGAAGAACAGAGACAATCACTTTTAGATGCTCAAAGAGATGGTAAAAATATTGCTGCTTTAAGACAACTTGAAGCACAAGGTATCACAAATGCTCAAGAAGCATTTAATCAGTCTATGACAGGATTATCCGAATTAGGTCCAGCAGCACAAGCATTTTATCAAGACATACTTCAAGTAGGCGGTCCAGTAAGTGATTTAACTAAAAACTTTGAAGCTATGAACCCTGCTACTGCCCGACAAATTAGAATGATTGCTAATACTACGTCTGCTCAAATGAGCGATGCAGAAAAAAGAGCACGGATACAACAACTATTAGCTACAGCCTCAGGTAATGCCTCAAGAGAATTTGTTAGCAGTACTAACCTTGCAGCAGCAAGAATGGCTGGAGCAGGTTCAACAGCAGGACAATTCCAAGCTGATTTATTATCATCTACAGAAAGTTTTCAGCGTAGTGTAGAAAGTTTTCAATCAGAATTACAAAGAGAAGAAAATGAAGCTGCTGCTAGAGAAGGTAGAAGAGCTAGAATAATATCTAGATCAGAAGCAGCTGAAGTAAGAAGGGCAAGAGCTGTAGAAGAAGCAAACGCTAGATCAAGTGGAGATGCCGACGGTCAAACTATTAGCAGAGAGCTAAACCGTACTACTATTGCATTAGCAAATGCTTCCGCAACTGCAATGGAAAGAATTGGTGCTAATCTAAGTGCAAATACAAGATTAGCAGATACTGTTTCAACAGCACTTGGCGGAATACAAACTGGAGCATCTGTTATTGGTGGCACATCAGCAGGCATCATCGATCAAGCGATGACCCCAGGAGACAAAGCACAATTAGAAACAAATCAGTTTAGAGAATTGTTCGAACCAATTACAACCTCCGCTGGATTATTAACTCGAGTAGGTAATCTAGGAGAACTTGGAGATGCTTTAAGAGAAAATTTTGGAGGATTTAGAGCAGATGGTGGACCAATTGATGCTAAAAAGTTTTACGCAATTGGCGAAGAAGGACCAGAATTATTTGCTCCTGGACTAGATGGAAATGTTTTGTCAAATGAAATTTTTAGTCAATTTGCAAACTTTCCTATAGATGATATTGCAAATCAATTAGCAGGGACAGGTATGCCCATGACTGATGCTGCAAAAAATCTAATGGCAACTATTCCTAACATGATGAAAAAAATAAGTTCATCTGATCTTGGATCAGTTGGAAATGAAATAACTCCTATGATCAATGATATGCTTGCACAAATGAACAATACAACAAATAATTCTAATCAACAACAAAGTCAATCGATGTTAAAACCTAATCAAAGAATGGAAGAATTACTTGACAATCTTAACCAATTGATGTTACAATTAGTAAGAATAAATACACAACAGACTAGAATAGGTAAAGATCAAATTAGTGCTGTTAGAGGAGCAGGCAATTTAATGGCCGGAGTACGGAGTAGAGCATGAGTTGGAAAAAATATTTCACACCAGTACCAACAGGTGATAATCCCAATGGAGCATACTCTCCTTTGAGTTACAGAAATACACAAAATGCAGGACCTGCTAGAACTAATTATTCCTCTTATTTGCCAGATGTATATGTAGGTTCTCCTAATCGTGTAGAACGTTATGGGCAGTATAATACTATGGATTTAGATTCTGAAGTTAATGCTGCACTAGATATACTTGCTGAGTTTTGCACTCAAAAAGGAAAAAACAACACCAGCTTTGATTTTCAATACAACAAAAATGCAACAAATAGCGAAATAAAAATTCTTGGTCAATATTTAAAACAATGGTGCAAAATTAATAATTTTGAAACTAGAATGTTTAGAATATTTAGAAATGTTTTTAAATATGGTGATGAATTCTTTTTAAGAGATCCAGAAACAAAAAAGTTGTTTCATGTTGATCCGGCAAAGGTTACTCGTATTATTGTAAATGAAAGCGAAGGTAAACAACCAGAACAATACATTATAAAAGATGTAAATTTAAACTTTAAAGAAATGGTTGCTACAACTCCACACATTACAAACGGAAACATTACAGGTGCAGGAGCACCAGGAAGCACAGGATATTTTAGAGGAAGTGGCCAAGGAATGGTTGGCAATTCGCCTCAACAATCTGGTTCTAGATTTAGTATAGAAGAAACAGAAGTTGCTATTGATGCAGAACATGTAGTACATTTAAGTTTATCAGAAGGATTAGACAACAATTATCCTTTTGGTAACAGTTTATTAGAAACTATTTTTAAGGTTTACAAGCAGAAAGAACTGCTTGAGGATGCGATTATTATCTATCGTGTCCAACGTGCGCCAGAGCGCAGAGTATTCTACGTTGATGTGGGCAACATGCCATCACACCTTGCTATGCAGTTTGTGGAGCGTGTTAAAACGGAAATACATCAAAGACGTATCCCATCGCAGACAGGCGGAGGTACAAATGTTATAGACAGTTCTTACAATCCTCTGTCAATCAACGAAGACTACTTCTTTCCACAAACTGCTGAGGGTAGAGGATCAAAAGTTGAAACATTACCTGGCGGAACTAACTTAGGAGAGATTGATGATTTACGCTACTTTACTAATAAGCTCGTACGCGGCTTGCGAATTCCTTCCTCTTATCTTCCTACAGGTGCAGATGATGGAGCAACATCCTACAATGACGGACGAGTTGGTACTGCATACATACAGGAACTAAGATTTAATACTTACTGTGAAAGATTGCAAGGCCTAATTGTAGAAGAATTTAATCAAGAATTTAAACGCTTCTTGCTTGAAAAAGGTGTAAACATTGATACTAACATGTTTGACCTTAAGTTTGTGCCTCCACAAAATTTTGCAAGTTACAGACAAGCAGAACTAGATAACAGTCGTGTACCTACATATACCCAAATGAGTGCTATACCTTATATTTCAAATCGTTTTGCTCTTAGTCGGTTCTTAGGATTAACCGCAGAAGAGATTGCAGAAAACGAAAGATTGTGGCGTGAAGAAAATGATGAAATGTTGGGACAGACAGCAGCAGATCCTGCGGGAGAAATGCGCAGTGTAGGTATTAGTAGTGCAGGCATTAGTGCAGATTTAGATGGCGGTGAAGATTTACTAACAGGCGATGAAGAACCAGAAGTTGGCGGCGACACTGCACCGCCAGAAACATCAACAGGTACTGACTTAGGAGGTACGCCAGCAGGCGCTCCAACTGAGCAAACGATATAAATACTAACATGATACTACGAGAATTATTTTATTTTGATAAAGAAACTTTAGAGCCTACTGAGGATAACAGCTATGATCCTACGTATGATGATAGTATCTTGAACTTTGACGACACACGTAAAACAAGATTAACACTGCGTCAAATTAACCGTGCAAGGAAAGCAAGTGAGCTACATAATGTTGAGAAGTCTAAAGAATTAGACTTTATCAGACAGATGTATGGAATAGCAGCACAAGCAGCCGCTGCCGGGGTATAATGGCAAAAATTGACAAGTCTAAACTTACAAAAGAGGAATGGAAAATTCTTCGGGATCGCAGACGTCTTGAAAAAGAGGCTGCACAGTTCCAAAAAGAAAATCAAAAAATAATATCTAATTCTGTTAAAGAAGAAAATCATATATCTGTAAAAGGTAACACTGCTTTTGTGTTAGGCAACGGTGTAAGCAGACAGCCAGTTGACGTTAACGAACTACAAAAATTTGGCCCTATTTATGGCTGTAATGCTCTGTATAGATCATTTAATCCCGACTATCTTGTAGCAGTAGATACAAAAATGATTTTAGAGATTAACAAGTCCGGTTATCAAAAAAAGAATACTGTTTGGACAAATCCAAACAAAGCATATACTAGGATGGAAGGATTTAATTTTTTTAGTCCATCAAAAGGTTGGAGCAGTGGACCAACAGCATTGTGGCTTGCAAGCCAACATGGGTATGATACTATATATATTTTAGGTTTTGATTATAGAGGTTTAGACCAAGGCAAACGCTTTAACAACTTATATGCTGACACTATGAATTATAAAAAAAGTATAGACGGCGCTACTTTTTTTGGTAATTGGTTACGACAAACAAAGTCTGTAATAAAAGATCATCCAAAAATTAACTATGTTAGAGTTATACATCCTGATAATTACAAGCCCGAAGAACTAAATAATTTTGTCAATTTTAATACTATAACTGTGGATGTGTTTAAGAAAATCCATAACTTATAGTTTATCTGTATAAAAACGGGCCGTTTTTGGCCTATTTCTACGCATATTTTCTTCTATTTGTTAAATAATAGTGACAGCCTTACCATAGGTAAAACATTTATAGGAGAAAAGTAATGGCAAATCGCAATAAATTTGAAGAAATGCTTGAGCGTCTCATCAACGAAGATAGAGAAGGCGCAGAAGAGTTATTTCATGAAATCGTAGTGGAAAAATCACGCGATATATACGAATCACTATTAGAAGCAGATCTAGAAGACGAAGAAGTAGATGAAGCTTCTGATGAAGAAGTTGATGAGTCAGACGATGAAGAAGTAGATGAAGCTTCTGATGAAGACGATCTAGACGAAGATTTTAACCTAGACGAATTTGAAGTTGAAGCAGATCCAATGGACATGGATATCGAAATGGGCGGTGACGCTGGTGACGATATGATGGGTGACATGGGCGCAGACGACGGCATGGACATGGACATGGGCGACGAAGGCGAAGGTGACATGGAAGACCGTGTTGAAGATCTAGAAGACGCACTAGACGAGCTAAAAGCAGAATTTGAAAAAATGATGGCTGGCGAAGACGGCGATGACGAAGGCGATGACATGGACATGGATATGGACATGGACGCTGGTGACGACGAAGGTGCTGATGACGATGGTGCTGATGACGAAGAAATGGAAGCTACAGAAGAAACTGACGAAAAAGTTGACGAAAAATCAAGTGATCAAAAGTCTGAAGCAGAAACAATGAGAGAATATGTTGAAAAAGTAACTGCTAAAATGGGCGACAATGGTGCAAACACTAAGTCTCCAGTAGCTGGTAAAAACGATATGGGCGGAACAACTGCAAATATCGCAGCAGGTGGTGATGGCGGCACAGGCGGCACAGCAGGCGGTCTTGCAAATCCATCATCTAAAGAAGATAACGCTGGTAACGTAAATGTTCCTGGCGCTAAAGGCGCAACAAGCATGCGCAACCAACCGGGACACGGTGCTGAAAAGAAAGGCAAAGCTCCAGAAAAAGCTGGTGCAGATAGCCCAATTAACGGTGTTAAATCTCGAGCAAAATAAGGACGTATGAATGAAAAACTTACGAGAGCATTTGACATTCGACCAAGCTAAAATTGTGGTTGAGAATGCCAACGAAGGAAAAGACTTGTATATGAAGGGTATTTGTATACAAGGCGGAGTACGCAATGCTAATCAGCGTGTGTATCCTATAAATGAAATTGGCAGGGCTGTCAAAACTCTCAATGATCAAATTAGCGGAGGTTACAGTGTTCTCGGCGAAGTAGATCATCCAGAAGGCCTTAACATTAACCTAGACCGTGTATCACACATGATTACAGAAATGTGGATGGATGATGCAAACGGTTATGGTAAACTTAAAATTTTACCTACTCCGATGGGACAACTAGTTAAAACAATGCTAGAAAGCGGCGTTAAACTAGGCGTTTCATCAAGAGGTAGCGGAAATGTTTCAGAAGACGGTAGCAATACCGTCTCTGATTTTGAAATAATCACCGTGGACGTTGTGGCACAGCCAAGCGCTCCTGGTGCATATCCTACACCAATTTATGAACACTTAATGAATGCTCGTGGAGGATACAAGGCATATGAACTAGCACAGGCAACAAAACATGACACTAAGGCACAAAAGTATCTAAAGGAATCGTTGATGAACATCATCAACAGACTCCAATAACAAGGAGAACGCAATGATAGATGCACTAAAAACACTTTTCGAAAACGATGTAGTTTCTGAAGACGTGCGTCATGAAATTGAAGAAGCTTGGAATAAAAAAATCAAAGAGAACAAGCAGGCAGCGACTGCTGAACTCAGAGAAGAATTTGCTAAAAAATACGAGCATGATAAGTCAGTAATGGTTGAAGCGATCGATGCAATGATTTCAGAGCGTTTAGCTGAAGAAATTGCAGAGTTTGCAGAAGATCGTAAACAATTGGCGGAAGCAAAAGCACATTATACTATGAAAATGCGTGAAAACGCAAAGTTAATGCAGCGTTTTGTTACAGACACGCTTGGCAAAGAAATTTCCGAACTTCATGAAGATCAAAAAGCAATAGCTGGAAAGTTTGAAATGCTTGAAAGTTTTGTTGTTGATGCACTTGCAAAAGAAATTGCTGAGTTCCACGAGGACAAGAAAGACCTTGCTGAAACAAAAGTAAAATTAGTTAAAGAAGCAAAAACAAAATTTGCTGAAATTAAGAAAACTTTTGTAGAGTCTAGTGCAGAAAAAGTATCTGATCTTGTTGGCAAAAATCTTAAAAGAGAAATTAGTCAACTTAAAGAAGATATTGAAGAAGCACGTAGAAACGACTTTGGTCGTAAACTATTCGAAGCATTCGCTAACGAATACGCAACTAGCCACTTAAATGAAAAATCAGAATCTGCAAAACTTCTAAAAGTTGTTGATCTTAAGAACAAACAACTAGCAGAAGCAGAAGCAAAAGCGGCTAAGATAAAACAATTGGCAGAAAGTAAAGAAGCTGAAATTAATAAAATGAAAGCAATTACTGAGCGTCAAAATACTATCAATGACCTTATTGCTCCTTTAAGCAAAGGACAAAAGGACATAATGATTGATTTACTTGAATCGGTTCAAACAAACAGACTACGTTCTGCGTTTGATAAGTATCTACCGGCCGTTATCGACGGTAAGACACCGGCAAAGAAGGCAACACTTACAGAAGGCAAAGAAGTAACAGGCAACCGTGACGAAATGTCACAATCTAACGTTAGTAGTAAAGCAGATGACAATGTTTATGACATCCGTCGTCTTGCTGGTTTAAATTAAGGAGAATCAAATGTCAGAACTACTAGAAAGTCGCTGGCAGGATACGAAGACAGCACTTCTTGAAGGCCTTCAAGGCACAAAGAAATCTGTAATGGCTGCTACTCTTGAAAATACTCGCAAGTATTTGGCTGAGACAGCAACAGCAGGCGCTACTTCTGCCGGTAATGTCGCAACACTTAACCGTGTTATCCTACCAGTTATCAGACGTGTAATGCCAACAGTGATTGCAAATGAACTAGTTGGTGTACAGCCGATGACCGGTCCTGTGGGTCAAATCCACACACTAAGAGTACGCTACTCAGACACAGTTGGCTCAGGTGCCAGCGGTGCAGTAGCAGGTGAAGAAGCACTTTCACCATTCAAGATTGCTGAAAGCTACTCAGGTGACGGTACAAATGCACCAGCACCAACAGCTTCATTAGAAGGCTCAGCTGGTAACAGACTAAGCATTCAGATCTTGAAGCAAACAGTCGAAGCTAAAACTCGTAAGCTATCAGCTCGCTGGACTTTCGAGGCTGCTCAAGACGCACAGTCACAGCACGGCATCGACGTTGAAGCAGAAATCATGGCTGCTCTAGCACAAGAGATTACTGCTGAAATCGACCAAGAGATTATTTCATCTCTAACAACTCTAGCTGGATCAGCAGTTGAAACATACGATCAAGCAGCAGTTTCAGGTACAGCTACATTCGTTGGTGACGAGCATGCAGCACTTGCAGTTCAAATCAACCGTGCAGCAAACTTGATTGCACAGCGTACACGCCGTGGTGCTGGTAACTGGGCAGTTGTTAGCCCATTTGCGCTAACAATCCTACAGTCAGCAACAACTTCAGCGTTTGCTCGTACAACTGAAGGTACTTTTGAAGCACCAACAAACACCAAAATGGTTGGTACACTAAACAACGCTATGAAAGTATATGTAAACACATATGCAGCAGATAGTGCAGGCGTACTAGTTGGTTACAAAGGCTCAAGCGAATCAGATGCAGCGGCATTCTACTGCCCATACATCCCGCTAATGAGCTCAGGTGTTGTACTAGATCCAGGCACATTCGAGCCAGTCGTTTCATTCATGACACGCTACGGATATGTCGAACTAAGCAACACTGCGTCATCACTAGGTAACGCAGCTGACTACTTAGCACTAGTTGGCATTACAAACGGTAATGTAAGCTTCAGCTAAGATTAGTTGATAACTATTAAAATAGGCCCCGGCGGGGCCTATTTTTTGACTAAATATTTTTACGTTCATCCTACGGGACGGAAGTAGCATAAAGCGAAGGAACGCACTTTAACCTTTAACGAGGAGAAGTGTTATGGATAGATTCACTTTTTGGTGCTTTCAAAAACTCATCAAACAGCATCATCAAAAAAAAGTTAATTTTTTCTTAGAAAAAATGCAAAAAAGTGGTTGACTTTTGTTGCAGTGATGTTATTATTAATACTGTAGCAAGACGTTGTTACAAGGGTTGGCGCTAATAATCCTGTTTCTAGAGAGGATAAGCGCACTTGTTAGGGGTAGTGCCCGGCGTAGAGTTTGGAGACAAGCAGTGCGCTCACTGTCATACTAGACAGAGCAAGGTGCTAGACGTAACAGATGAAAGGTATCTAGACGTTTAGTTGGAGGTAAACCCAAGTCCTTCACCCACCTTTATTATAAAGCCCGATGCTTAACTGTGTCGGGCTTTTTCCTTTTGTGATAAATACTTGTGTTAAAGAGCGAACCTCTATAACGAGGACTTATGCGGATCCTACCGCGTAGACCCTAGAACGGCAATGTTAAAACAAAAGGAGATATAACATGGGACGCCCACTCAATAAAAGATACTTCGGTAGCCTTGCAACAGCAGACCAACGTGCAGCAGGTACAGAAACTCAAGAAAATATTCGTGCAGAAGCAAACCTAACTACAACAGGTATTGTAGACGATGCATTTATTGTTGCACAAAAAGGTTCAAACAAATTTATTTTAAGAAATAAAGCTGGAGATGCAAACTCACAAACTGTTTGCCGTCTAGTAAATAAAGCAACTGCTGCATTATCAGCAGGCGAAATGGTTTTATTTGGTACTGACGGAACAGGAAGTAGAATTCCTTTGAAAAAAATTACAGCACGTAAAGCTACCGATTATAATAACACCAGATACACATGGGAAGTGCAAGACGACTCTACTGAAACTGTAATTGTTCTTACAGCACTATAAGATAATAAGGTAATAATATATGTCTAAGTTTCTTAAAATACCAAACGGTGATTATAAAATCCAAGTCCAAAATAGTGGCAACATTATTTTAGATACAGGGTTTGAAACTGGACAAGTTCGTATTACCGGAGACCTCGTTGTAGAAGGTGATACTACAACTGTTCAGTCTGAAAATATGACGGTTAAAGATAATATAATCGTACTAAATGAAGGCGAAGCAGGAGTCGGTGTCACCTTAAACGAGTCTGGTCTTAGAATAGATAGAGGTGCTCTTGTAGATACCTTTATGGTTTTTGATGAAGATTTAACATGGACTGATCCAGCTACAGCAACATTGAAAACTGGAGCGTTTGTTTTTAAGGACCAAAACGGCGGAGCAATTGGGTTGAGATGTACAAGTATCTCAACTGGCGGCGGCGATTTGTATCTTATTAATAGAAGCAACGGTGTAATAAGTGTTACCGGAACAACTAATTACGAAAATAATGTAACAGACGATGATCACATACCAAATAAAAAATATGTAGACGACGAGATTATTAATGCGTTTGCTACAGTTTTCCAAGCAAGAATCGGCGAAGGTGTTGTAGATCCTTCCTTTGTTGAAGTAAAAGATAATGAAGATACAACACTTCCTAGTGTTATTGAATTTGGCATCGATAATAATATTGTAGCAGAATTTTATGGAAACAGACTTGAATTAAATGATCTAAGAATCGAAGGCACAAAAATTGAAACTATTAACTCAAACGAAGATTTAATTTTATCTACACCAGGAGATGGTGTAGTTAGAGTTCAAGATGTTTTAGAAATTAGTGGAACTCCTAGCATTGATGATCCTGATCAAGATTTAGCAGCACTTGGAGTGCAGTATGAACCTAATTATCCTGGCGATGGTATTAGATTATATGTTAAAGATAGAGATCACGGCGGCACTGGTGTATTTTTCAAACACCAAGACCAAACTAGAGGTGAACTAATAAGTAATAATAGATCAATAGTTTACAGTATGATATTTTAAAAGGACGAAAACATGGCAATAAGTAGCGTAGCAGTAGCAAACACAGATACAGATTTAATTCTTGTGCCTGATCCTTTTGTAGGATGGGATCCTGCAACGTCTGATCAACCGCCTGTTAGATACGCAATTACAACAATTATGGTTTGTAATACTTGGGTACCTAATCCGGTGCATGAAGAAGACGGACTTACAACTTTTGATATGCATCTTGTTAAAAGAGATGAACCAAAAAGTGATACAAATAAAGTAATTAATGTTCTCGAACTTCCAGCAGGGGAAACATTTACATTTGATTCGGAAAAAGTTGTTTTAGAATCAGGTGACAAAATTGTAATTGTTGGAGATTCTCCAACTAATTTAAGTGCAACAGTAAGTTATTTGGAAGTATAATATGAGATTAATGAAAGCGCAAACTACTAACTTAAGAAGCATTAGAGGTAGCGGTGTAAAGCAAGACTCTAATGGTCAAGTTATTATGCAAAGCAAAAAGGGTTTGCGTGTACCTAAAGGTCGAGAAAATGATAGACCTTTTTATCCTGATAACGGATATGTAAGATACAATATATCTGACGATCAACTTGAAGCATATCAAAACGGTGCGTGGAGAGAAATACGATTTAAGGAACCTAACCAAGATCCTGGAATTGTACAACAAAGTTTAGGCGTTGGAGACGAAGTAGAAACCGACTTTGGACCGTTATACAGTGGCGATCCTGATTTTCCAGTACCAGAAGCAGCACAAAACATTCTCGTATTTGTAGAAAATGTTTTTCAAGTTGCAATAACAAACTACACATTAGTACAAAATCCTGTAGGCAAAACTGCTGGCTGGTATATCAGATTTGGTACTGCTGTACCTTTTGGTAAGCCTGTCACAGTCCTACATAACTTTGACAAGTAATTACTATAAATACAATATAGTAAGGAAGAAGCATGTCACAAGTTGGTAGAATAGGTGGTGGTGTTTTAAAAGCCAACATCGAAATCAATGAAAATAACGCAGGTAAAGATTTCTTAAACTTTAAAAATACCGGAGCGGATACAGCAGTATTGCACATCGATCCGCTTACAAGTCGTATTGGCGTTAATATGGAGAACCCAGCAAGAGATGTTGAGGCTCCTACACAAATAAGATCAACCCATTGGAATAGTGATGTAGCTGAACTTCCTAATTTTACAATTGATGGAAATATTACAAATAATATAGGTCCTACAACTACAATAAGTTCAGCGGGAAATATACGTTCAAGTGGCATTGCAGTTTCAGGAATAGAAATCGATGACAACAAAATTATGTCTCGTCAAACAGATCAAGATATAATAATACAAGTTGGCACAAACGAAAGAGTTAGAAGTTATGCTAACGTAGATGTTTACGGTGACATTAGTGCAGAGGCAGTAACACAACCCGACTTTGACATTATAATCGAAGAAGTTCAAAAAATTGTAAGCGGAGACACATCGGGATTTTTATATCCGTTCTTAACAAGTGTTGCAGGCAACGGATTTCAATACGGTGATATTAATAATGACGGTTCTATAACAGCAAGTGATGTAACTGCATTTGCTCGTTGGAGAAGTTTAGGTGATCAAAACCTAACTCATATGAAAGATCATTTTATACCTGATTTACTTACACTACAAGGAACATATCCAGATGCTATAGATGCTGGCGGCAAAATACAATTTACTGGAAATCTTACATTTGGTGATGACATAACTGAAGATACTATTGCATTTGGAGATGAAATTCGTAGTGATATTTTACCTGATGTTAATAATGCATTTAGACTAGGTAGAGAAGGCAGACGATGGAATCAAATCTGGTCAGATTCAATTGAAACAGAGAGTGCAATTGTTGTAAGTGATTTAATTATTAATGGTATTAGCATGGCAAAACGTATGGGAAATACGTTTTATGTTGATACTAACGGAGATGATAATAATACTGGTGATCATCCAAGAGCTCCGATGCGTACAATAGCCGGAGCACTTGCAAAATGTGATGCAAGTATCGCCGGCCCGGTAACAGTTTCTATAATGGCAGGAACATATCAAGAAGTTTTACCTCTTATTCTTCCACCAAATGTAACTGTTAGAGGTGACGATTTAAGAAATGTTGTTATTATTCCAGAATCTGGTAGCGAATACGAAGATGTATTTTTACTAGACGGAGAATCTGGAGTAGAAAATGTAACTATTAAAAACTTTTATTATGATAGTGTAGCGAATAAAGGACATGCTTTTAGATTTAAATCCGGCGGGACTGTTACAAGTAGATCACCTTATGTAAGAAACGTAACTGTAATTACTAGAGGAAGTGTTGTTACTGTTGATGATCCTAAAGGCTTTAACGAAGGCGATGCAGGTCGCGGTGCATATATAGATGGTAGTGAACTAACAGCTATTAGTAGAAACGCTGCAATGCTGTTTCATGCAGCAACATTTATTACACCTGGTGTAGATGCTGTTACAATGACAAATGGCTGTAGAGTTGAATGGTTAAATTCCTTTACATATTTTGCAAACAGAGGATTGTATGCTGTTAACGGTGTAACTGGTAGAGTTGGTTTAGACGGTAGTACAGTTAACTACGGTGCTGAAATACGTTCGATAGGCAGTGCAAACGTTTACGGCAATGTTGGTGCAGAAGCAGACGGCGCAGACTGTTTAATGTATCTAATCAATCATAATTTTGCTTATATAGGTTCTGGAAAAAATGTAGAAAACGACGAAACACTTACAGACTATACGCAAATTGCAAAACAATTAAACAGCGGCAAAATTTATTACAGTAGTACAGAACAAAACGGTAATTTTAGAGTTGGTGAAGCTTTCTTTGTTAACTTCCAAACAGGAAATACAAGTGTAGACACTTCAAACATTAACTTTGATGGGCTAAACAGTTTAACCCTTGAAGGAACAAACAGCAGAACTATACTTTCTTCTGAAAAAATAGATGTTGGAAATTTACGTTTAGCGGGTAATACACTATTTTCTTTATCAGGCGATGTAAACGTTGATTCAATTGACGGAAATATCAATTTCCAAAATGACGTTAACATATTACAAAATTTAGATATCACCGGTGATGTAACAATTGATGGTCAATTAATAACTTTTGGTAATCAGTTCCAAGATACTGTAACATTTAATGTTGACATTAACCAAAATTTTGTACCAGATGATGACACTGCTTATACTTTGGGTAATTCTACATACAGATGGAAAGATGTATATCTTGACAAAGCAGAAATAGATGGTATACAAATATTTGATAATATAATTACAACAAAAGATAGCAATGCAAATTTAGAACTGTTAAGCAATAGTGCAGGTGTTGTAGCACTAGAAAATATCACTTTTAAAGAAAATACAATAAGCACATATCCAATTGTTGGCGCTGATTCTACACTTGATGATTCTCATCTAAACTTAGATATCGGTGGAGACTTTTTAGACATTCAAGCTACTGGATTTGTATTACCAAACGGCACTACAGCACAACAACTTAGAACAAACGATGATGAAGACCTTTCAGGTGGACTTAGATTTAATACACAAACTGGTTTATTTGAAGGTTACGGCGATGCACGTATAACCTTTAGAGGTGTATACTCTGATAATCAAAGAACAAATGTAACTGCACATAAAACTAATAACACTTTAAATTTTGTAGTTAACAACAATCCAGTAGGACAAGTTAACGCAATGGGTTTAGAAGTTGTAGGACTACAAAGCGATAGTATTCTTATTAACGATAACGTGATTACTACTGTTGATAGTAATGCTGATTTAGAATTACGTAGGACAACAAACGAATCTATATTGCTAAACGGTCAAGAATATGTAAGAGACAACATATTCACAAACGATAACAACGCAGGTGCAATGACAATTTATAGTACCGACAGAGGATTTGTTAAATTTACAGGAACTGACGGTGTAGCACTACCAACTACAGGTTCTGTTGCTATTGACGATGTAAGTACAGCTACTATTGTAGCAGGAACAGTTTCTAATTCAGATATTTTTGCAACTTCTGCAGGAGGTGTAACTGTACAATCTGCAGGCATTGGATCAACAAATAATGATGGGTTTGCTACATATCCGCACTACTTGTTTACAGGATCATCAAATACAAGTATTGAAACAACAACATACGATTTATCCAACTGGCGCGGCGGCGGCTTTAGTGGTAAAGTTATTGTAGGTAGCGGAACAAATGGCGGAGAGAGACCGGAACAATTAGAAACTTTAGAATTACAGTTTACAACAGATAATACAAACTGGACAACTTTAGGAACTATTGCATCTGGAGATGATTCAAAGGATTGGGCAGACTTTGAAATACTACTAGGTTTAGACGCATTTGGTGAGAATGTTCCAGCAGCTAGTGGAACTATACAGTCATCAGAATTTGGTAGCAGTGATAATAGTCCAAATCAAAGTTTTAGACTTAATATTGAAGACCTTTTAGGCTTTGAACCAGATAGTGCAACAATTACATCAGTTGAATTTAGAGGCGACTTTGGAGATAACAACGAATACGTAGATGTCACTATAAATGGAGTTACTTATAGAATAGGCGAAACTGAAGATATCGGCGATACAGATCAATGGATACCTAGTTCAAATCTTACAAATGTAGATATTTCAGCAGCTCTAACTGAAGTAGATTTTAAAACAGGATTTGATGTATTAGTGTCTCCTAGTAGTGCAATATCGTTTGATAGCGTAGGAATCGGTAACTGGTGGGAATTGCGATTTAATATTGATGCAGAACGTGCTGAAGTTATTATTGACACTAGTGCAGTTAAGTTTAGAGTTCACGAAACAGTTCTTACATCAGACGATAATGACAATTTTGGATTGACAGATCTTGCACTAAGAATATCAGTAGAAGATGCTATTGCTCCTGTAGAAGGTGCTATAAGATTTAACATTGGTACAAAGCAAGAAGAAGTGTATAACGGAACACAGTGGATTGCAAGTACTGGTTTAGAAGAAGACCCAGTTACAAATGAAGTTATGGAAGACTTTTCTAACGTTTGGTCTCTTATCCTAGGGTAACACACTCCTTTTCTTTAAATTAGATAAATATTATTAATGCAAGTAAGACCAATATTTGCAGGTCGAAACTGTGGTTAGCCGGCAAAGAGCCCGAGGGATGAAAACTAGGCTAGAGGGACAGGATCCCCGTATTGAGGAGAAGAGATGGCAGTTGGTCGAATATCTGGTCCGCTCTTAAAGGCAAACTTGCTCCGTGATGGAGTAGACCTCGCTTTTGAGACAGACTTACTTTATCTAGATGTCAATAACAACCGTATAGGTGTGAATAATAGCTCTCCTGAATACGACTTAGATGTTACCGGCATAGTTAGAGCACCAACAGTAGAAATTACTAGTTTCGCTGACTTTAACGGCGTTCAATTCTCTGGTGATACAATTTCAACAACAAACGGTACACTAACAATTGGTACCGGTGACAATGTTGTTTATCAAAACAAATTAGATATTGATGAGATTACATTAGAAAACAATGTAATCAGCACACAAAATTCAAACGCAGCAATCGAATTTAGACCAAACGGAACGGGTAAAGTAGAAATACATTCTAACTTATCTGTACAAGGTAACATATATGCAACTGGTAGTATTACTGCTGATGGCGAAATTACAATCGGTGATGCAAACACAGATTATATTGAGTTTAATGCAGAAGTAACAAGTGATATTATACCAGATGCAGATAATACTTATAGTTTAGGTAGCGACCCTGACTCAGGCGGCGCACAATGGAGTGCTGTTTATGTAAATCAATTTAATGCAACAAGTGTTGCTACAACTGATCTTACAGTAGATGGAATTGATTTAGCACTACGTCCAGGAAGCACAATTTATGTAGCAGAAAACGGCGATGATACACTTACAGGAACACATCCACAAGATCCAGTTGCTACACTTAAACATGCACTTACACTTGCTACAGCAGGCGACACTGTTTATTTGTTTCCTGGTGTATACGAAGAAATATTTCCACTTACAATACCAGTAGGCGTAACTGTACACGGACACAGTTTAAGAAGTGTTACTATTCAACCTACAGCAGGAACATCTACACAAGATGCATTTTTACTAAACGGTGAAACAACTATTGAAGAAGTAACTATCACTGGATTTAACTTTGATGTCGGAAACAATACAGGGTATGCATTTAAATATGCACCTGGCTTTGAAGTAACTACACGTTCACCTTATCTAAGAAACATAACAGTAATTACAAGCGGAACAGTAACAACAGCAGACGATCCGAGAGGATTTGATGCAGGTGACGCAGGTAAGGGCGGTTATTTTGATGGCTCTGTTGCAACTCCTAACTCAAACGAAGTTAGCATTTTGTTCCACGCAGTTACGTTTATTACCCCAGGTGTTGATGCAGTAACATTTACAAACGGTGTAAGAGTCGAATGGTTAAACTGTTTTACATACTTTGCTAACAGAGGTGTGTATTGCTTAGACGGTGTAAGCGGTAAGTCAAGTGTTGGTAAAACAGCATTACGTGTTGCAGATGTAACTGGAGCATTTGTTGCTGGCGAAACAATTACATATTATGATTATGACGGTGTAACTGTATTAGGAACTAGTACAATTGACAGCATTGATGCTGACGGTAAAATATTTGTTTCAGGAAAAGTTACAGGTTTTGAAACAGCTGAAGAAAGACTAGGTAAACAAATAGCAGCCAACGGTGATGCACAACTTGATACTTCAGAAAAGAAATTCGGAACTGCAAGTTTACGTTTAGATGGCACTGGAGATTATGCTAGTGTACAACCTCAAAATGATTTTGGGTTCGGTACAGGAGATTTTACTGTAGAAGCATGGGTATATGCAGATGCAATTCCTGCAACAGATCAAAACATATTTGATTTTAGAGCATCTGTTGACACCGACGTTGCTCCAGTAGTATATACAAATAACGGAAGCATCTATTATTATACAGATAGTGCAAACAGAATTACAGGGGCTGCTGCAATAACAGCAACAACATGGCATCATATTGCACTTACAAGAGAAGGTACAAATACAAAACTATTTGTAGACGGTACACAAGTAGGTAGTACATATACTGATAGCAATGACTACGGTTCTGCAAAACCTTTGTTTATAGGTGCAAAGCATGACGGCAACGATGCACTTGCAGGTAATATAGATGACTTTAGAGTCATCAAAGGAGAAGCTGAATATACAGCAAACTTTACTGCACCTACTGTAAATTTATATGCAACACCTGAAACAGTATTGTTGTTAAGATTTAACGGAACTAATGCATCAACAGATTTTGAAGATGAAGTAGTTTACGCACAGGATATTAGATTTAGCGGCGGCGCAACAGCAACACGATTTACACTTACTGACTACACAGACTTTGGCGCCGAAGTGCGTATGATCGGTAGTGCTAGTGTTTATGGTAACTATGGTATTTGGGGTAACGGTCCGGGTGTAATTGTTTACGCTATTGGACAAAACCTTGCATATATTGGCAACGGAAAAGATGTAACTAATGACCCTACAACAGTTATACAAGCAAACGAAGTAATTGAATTAGATAGTGCAAAAGTAAGATATAACTCTGTAGACCACAAAGGCGACTTTAGAGTAGGTGACTTGTTTTATGTAAACCAAGAGACAGGTACAGTAACGTTTACAACTTCTAATTTTAATGTTGCAGCAGGCCAAGGTATTACATTTACAGACGGCGCAAACACTACATTTATAGACGGTAATCAAGTTGATACAGGAAACTTGAGACTAAGCGGAAACACATTAGAAAGTTTATCAGGTACAGTTAATGTTGCAGCAGCAAGCCAAGAAATTAATTTATTAGATAATGTTAATATTACAGGAAACTTAGATGTAACAGGTAATGTAACAATTGGCGGCGATATTACAATTGGTGACGAAAATACTGATGCAATTGAATTTATTGCAGGTATAGACAGTGACATTATTCCTGCTGTAAACACTGCTTACACATTAGGAAATGCTTCAAGAATTTGGAAAAACTTGTGGGCAAATCAAATAGACATAGATGATGTAAGAATTACAAACAACTATATTACAACAACTGCATCCAACGCAGATTTAGAATTACGTGCCAGTGGAACAGGCAGCATAATCATTGACAATCTTACAATTGATGATGTAACAATTTCTAGCACAACAGATATTAACTTAGCAGCATCAAGCGGACTTGTAAAAATTACAACAACTGGTGCTGTAAAATTACCTGTAGGCGATACGTCACAACGTCCAACAGAAACACCGGGTATAGTTAGATTCAATAGTCAACTTAATAGATTTGAAGGTTATGACGGAAGCGATTGGATACAATTAAACGGTGTTGTTGACTTAGACGGCGACACATCAATTACAGCAGAACTTACACAAGGTGCTAACGACAATATTATAAGATTTAATGTTTCTGGCACAACAGTTGCAGATTTAAATGCAACTAGACTGGCTGTGCCTAGACTAACCGTAGATGACATTGAAATAGATACAAATGTGATAACTACTGTTACAACAGACACAGACTTAGAACTTAGAGCACAAGGCGTGGGTGCAGTTTTATTAGAAAACTTTGCGTTTGATAATAATACAATAACAAACACTGTTACTGATAGTATAACAGAATTTAGAAACAACGGTACAGGGTATGTTAAAATAGATGGCACAAACGGTTTTGTAATACCAGTTGGTGATAACCTTAACAGACCAGATCCAGCATTTACTGAAATAGGTATGTTAAGATTTAACACGGCAGACGGAAGAGTCGAAGCATATGATGGACTTCAATGGAGTTCAGTTGCTGGACAAACAGGTGCTATTACAACAATCGACGCAGGATACTTGGCTGTAGAAACAGTACTGATACTAGGATAACGATATGGCAACATTTTTTAGAAATAACGTAATAAAACAAATAGGGTTAAAGCCAGTTGAAATACTTGCTACAACTCCAGCAAACAGGGCAACAGTGATAGGACTAAGTTTAACTAACTTAACTACATCCTTTGTTTATTGCAGTGTTTTAATTCAAGATGATACAAGTGTAACTGGTTACTACCTGAAAGATACTTTGTTGCCAGCAAATACAAGTTTGCGTGTAGTATCAACAGGTGAAAAACTAATTGTTGCACCAGAAAATAAATTACTTATACAAGCAAGTGTTAACGATTCAATCGATGCTGTACTAAGTTACGTAGAGATTACATAAGGAAAATAAGATGTCATATTATGTAGGTAATAGTCCACAAGATGTTGTAAACGGAATTATTAAGCGTTACTTCTACGGAATGCGTAGAAATGATGACGGCGAATTGTTTTTGATTAGATCAGACCAGTTGCAAGGTGGCGAAGAACAAACTGTTACAATTAACGACTTGGGTACAGCAGCAGAAAACTTTCCAGATTTTGAGGAAGGTATTGACTTTTTAGATGGCATCAACGAAGATCATGATTTCCTATACCCTAATTTGAGATATCCTCAAATTAAGTGGGATGGTAGATCAGTTTTATATTATGTTGACACAGATGGACAACTTATTTTAAGAATTAGTGAAGGATATGAGTATCCTGAAAATATATCAGCAGAAGGATACTAAGGGGATTATAAATGGCAGAGTTTAATCTAGAACGATTTAAGTACAACTGGACCGGCGACTGGGTACCGTTCGTTAGTTATAAAAGAGATGATGTTGTACGTCACGGTGCAAAGTCATATGTTTGTATTGTAACACATACAGCTGACTCAGACTTTTACGTTGACTTAGACTTTATATTACCAGGCTCGGAACCACCTGTGCCTCAGCCAAAATGGAAAGTAATGACAGACGGTAAGTCAACTTTTGTAGGCGAATGGGGTCTAGGAATAGCTTATAGACTTGGTGATGTAATATTATACGAAGGTACACTTTATTATTGTGTTGGCGCTCACGTATCTGCCGCGTTTGGCGACGAAATAACAAACTGGAGTGTGCTAGGTATTGGAAACAAGTTTATTGGAGAATGGGCACAAAATACATACTACGGTCCAAATGCACTAGTAAAATATAACGGTATAGTTTACAAGTGTTTAGTAGGACATCAAAGCCAATCAAATCTAATTGGTATTGAGGATGAGTTTGGCGAAGATTCTGCAGGTAAGTGGGAAGTATTTTTAGATGGAGTACAGTTTGTAGGAAATTATGCAGGCGGTACACGTTATAGAAAGAATGATTTAGTAAAATACGGTAGCTCAATTTGGAGATGCACAGTTGGACATTCAGGCACTTCACCAATAGACACAAGATTTTTTAATGTAGAATTTCCTGGACAAAATTCAGAAGGCAATTGGAACGCAGATAATCCTTATCAAGAAGGTGATTTAGTTAGAAGCGGTGGTAACTTATATCTTGCACTACAATCAAACACAGGACAAAAGCCTGATTTTGTTGATTCTGATCCAATATGGTTAAAAGTGTCACACTCAAATGCATTTAGAGGAGACTGGGAAGCTACAGCAACATATTCAACAGGTGATCTTGTTCGTAGAGGCGGCGAATTATATAGAGCTGTAAGAAACACGCTTAACGATGGTTCAACACTAGATTATCTTGATGACAATGATTGGGAACGTGTTGTTCCTACGCAAAACTGGAAAGGTCCTTGGGACCAAGAACAAACTTACGGAAGAGGAGATATTATCAACTTCTTCGGTAACACATACTACTGTACACAAGAACACTATTCAACTGATAATAACTTTCCAGGAGATAACGGTAGCGGATTTGACTACTGGGATATCCTAATAGAAGCAGGAAATGCAATCGGTATGAACAACAAAGGTGACTTGTTGACATACAATTTATCTCGTAGATTACAAGGTGACGGATCAACATTTGATGTAACAAATGTTCCTATTGGTGAACCAACACAAATACTTATGGTTGACGATAATGAAACAATTGGTTACGAAGAATACACCAAAGGTGAACGTCAGCTATATGTTTCACTAAACGGTATAGATGATGACTCAGATCCACTAAGAGGTTCTATACATTTTCCTTTTAGAACTGTAAGATATGCTTGTGAATACGCTGATACAAACTTTAATGGTAACTTATGTAAAATTTTCGTATCAACAGGTAAGTTTGACGAAACACTTCCGATTACAATTCCAAAAAATACTGCGGTAATGGGAGACGAATTAAGATCTACTACAATTAATGCAAAACCTGCAGATCCAGAACTTGCTGTTGATGTTGAATACAGAAAGGCAGTTATTGCTAGACTAAGAACTATAATGTCAGACTTATTAACTAATAATCCTTTTGAAGTAACAGAAGGAAATACAGTTCCTGCAGATGTAACGTTCCCTGCAAGTGATGCAAACACTATCAATAATGTACAAGTTTTGTTAGATACTTACACAGATTATCTTGACTTTAATATTAACGGTACAGGTACAGTAGCAGACACAGAAGGTGATAACGCAGCTTCTACAGACACAGCAGTTATATACGCTAGAGATATTTTGCGTGTAAACAGACCTTTTATTATTGCAGAAGCAAGAGCATATTTAGACACTGTTTACAGAGCAGATGTAAGTAGTTCTAACGGAGCAGAAAATTGGCTAATTGGTGCAACTGGTAACCTAACAGTTGGTTTACCTATTAAATTTACTGATACAATCGGTGGACTAGAAGCAAACAAAAGATATTATGTACAAGATATTATTGATAACATTACATTTAAAGTATCTTTAACAGCTGGCGGCGATCCAGTAAACTTAACAAGCGAAGTTAAAACTGTACAACAATACTATGATTACAAAACTTCACAAGTTAATGCAGATATGATTGAACTTGTAGAAGGTTTGAGATATGATATATTATATCCAGGAAACTACAAAACAAAACTTGCAGCGAGACACTATACAAATGATGTAATTGGTAGCCAGCTAGAAGACATGTTCTACTGTAGAGATGCAACAGGTGTAAGACAATGTACAGTAACAGGTCTAAGCGGAGTTCTTAATCCTCCAGGTGTTTTTGAATTCTTCCAAAGACCTACAGCAGGTGCCTATACATCTTTAGATCCAGGTTGGGGACCGGCAGACGAACGCACATGGATTATGACACGTTCTCCTTATATACAAGGTGTAACAACAATTGGCACATCGTGTATTGGTATGAAAGTAGATGGAAGACTGCACAACGGCGGTAACAGATCAATGGTTGCAAACGATTATACACAAGTACTAAGTGATGGTATCGGTGCGTGGATTGACTACAACGGTAGAGCAGAACTTGTTTCTGTGTTTACATATTATAACCAAGTTGGATATCTAGCAACTAACGGTGGCGTAATTAGAGCAACCAACGGTAACTGTTCATACGGAAGTTACGGTGCTGTTGCTGAAGGTATTGATCCAGACGAAGTACCAAGAACTGCTAAAGTGTTCAACAGAAATCAACAAGCATCTATTAGTTCTGTGTTTGCAGGCGAAGTTAGTGACTTTATTCTAAATCTAGAATACAACAATGCTGGTCAAGAATATACAGAAGCTACAGTTGCATTTACAGGCGCCGGAGCCCAAGCAAATGCTGTGTTTGAAGACTTTAGAGATGGTGGTCTGTTTGAATCAAGATTACTAACACCACCAGATTCTGGTAAAGCAGGCGGCAGCGGTTATACTCTAGAAGGTAATAACGCCCAAACAGGTGATGCGCTAACTATTACACTTGCAACAGCAGACGACGGCACAGCAGAAGAATATGTTGGACAAAGATTGCTTATCACTTCAGGTGTTGGTACCGGACAATACGGTTATATTCAAGCGTATAACCCTGTTACAAAGATTGCAACAATATACAAAGAAAGCGACGACACACCAGGATGGGATCATGTTGTTGCAGGTTCAGATATTGCAGCACTTTTGATTACAAGTACAACCTATAGAATTGAACCAAGAATGACTGTAAGTCATCCAGGTTTTACTGCTACACAAAGATTCCTACCAGGAAACGGTAACTGGATAGATGTATGTTTTGGCGGTACAACTGAAAGTTACACAGACTTAGCAGGTGAGTTTGGATCAGGTGAAACACTAGATGTTCCGCCAAGTGTAGCACGTTTCGACGTTGATAAAGTTGGTAAAACGTATGATGTACAGATTCGCAGCGGACAAGAAGGTGCAGGCTATGCAGTAGGTGATATTATTGAAATCAGCGGTGCATCAGTTGGCGGTGTGAGTCCTGATAATGACATTACAATCACAGTTACAGAAATATCAAATGATAGTACAAACAGTATTGTAGCATTTACAAGCACAGGTGTAGGTACAGATGGTAGATTTATTACTGTTATGCAAACTAGCAACGAAGCAGCATATAGCAGCAACGGCGGCACAAACTGGAATGCTGTTGAACTTCCTGATATTGGAGAATGGACAGCGTGTGCAGCAGGAAACAATAGATTTGTTGCTATACGTTCTGGATCTGCTAGAATGGCATATAGTTTAGACGGTATTAACTGGACTAGAGGCTTTATGCCACAAAATAGAGATTGGATAGATGTAATTTATGCTAAAGGAAAATTCGTAGCAATTGCATCTAATTCAGAAGAATATGCAGTATCAGAAGATGGTATTAATTGGACTGAAAATGTTTTTCCAGACATTACAGGTGTTGGAGACTCAACAGCAACCCAATGGAAGGCAATTACATACGGTAAAAACAAGTTCTTAGTAATGTCTCAAGCAGACAATGTTATTGCTACTTCACCAACAGGCGGCACAGGAACTTGGACAGTATACGAAAATGCATTGCCAACAATTACAGATTGGCAAAGTGTTGCCTACGGTAACAACAGATATGTTGCAATATCAAGGCAAAACAGCGAAGCGGCCTACAGTTTCGACGGCGAAACTTGGGTATCAGCAACAATGCCAAAGCAAGATGGATCTTCACATCATAACTGGTTAAAACTAAGATATGCACAAGGTGTATTCTTTGCTGTAGGTGATACAGGCAACAGAAATGTTGGGCTAGATCCAACAGATGGCCCAACAACATTCTGTGCTACATCAGAAGATGGTATTCTTTGGACAGGTAGAGATATTCCACAACCTAGACAAAATTATAGATCGTGTGGATTTGGATCTTACAACGGTGTAGGTAGATGGATACTTGTATCACAAAATGATATTGGTGACGGTGCTGCTGAAGTTTATACAGGATGTAGAGCAAAAGTAAGAGCTAACATCAACACTGGTGTGTTCAGCGAAGTTAAGATTTGGGATCCAGGCAGCGGCTATTCAGACGAAAATCCACCTGTGATTTCAATTGTAGACAACTTGTTCTCTGTAGAAGTACTATTACAAAATAGAATAGGCAACGGTGTACTTGCACAGCCTAGCTTTGTATTTAGAGGCTTTGGTTATAGAACATCTAGCACAATAGGAACTATATCGGGCGATGGTTTTTCAGACGAATATCCAATTGGTGCAGACATTGTAGTAGACAACTTAGAAGTTTATCCAGGACCTGGAGCACAGTTTTTGTTTGCTACAATATTTGATTTAGATACCGACCAAGAAGACGATCTAAAGATTTACACTGTACAACAGATTACACCACTTGGGGCTGATGACAACGGTAAATTAAAAGCTGGTATTAAACTAACACCCGCAATTGAAAATTCAGATAACTTAGAAAACGGTACTACAATAACAGTTCGTGAAAAATACTCACAGTGTCGTATTTCTGGACACGACTTCTTAGATGTAGGAACAGGTAACTTTGTTACTACAAACTATCCAGATGTATATTCCGACGGTGCATACTTTGTTGCTGCACCAGAAAATGAAGTTATTGAAGAAAGCGGTGGTAGGGTATTCTATACAAGTACTGACCAAGACGGTAACTTTAGAGCAGGTGAGCTGTTTAGCGTACAACAGGCTACTGGTATTGTTACTATTAGTGCTGAGTTCTTTGACTTAGATGGTCTAAGCGAACTTGCACTAGGCGGTGTTAGACTAGGTGGTTCGGGTGCTGTTGTTAGAGAATTTTCAACAGATCCAAACTTTACTGAAGATAGTAATAACGTTGTTCCGACTCAAAGAGCTATTGCAACGTTCTTACAAAACAGATTGAGCCAAGGTGGTAGTGCTCTTGAAACTGGTACAATTGTTGCAGGTGTTACAAGGATTGGTAACAAAGGTACCGAGAATCAATATATTGACACAACTACAGGAATACAAATTGAATTACCAAGAAGAATGGTTATCGATAAAGGTTCAGAAATAAGCGGAACAATGGTGAAGCAAATGATTATTTTAGGAGAAGCTGGAAGTGACTTTAGTATAGACAATGACTTTAGTGACGGCAGTTTTTAAGGAAAAATGAGCAAAATATATATTATGATAAATACTTTGAGCGGAGTAGAAAATGGCAGAATTTAAACTAGGTAGAATTAGGTTTGTCTGGAAAAGTAACTGGACAGCTAGTACAACGTATTACAAAGACGATGTAGTCTTTGTAGGCGGTAAAATGTACATTTGTGTAATTGGTCATGAAAGCCAATCAGACTTTTTTCTAGACTTTGATATTACACCTCCAAAATGGAACATTGTAAGTGATGGTTTCCAGTGGAAAGGTGACTGGGCAGTAGACACTAGATACATTTTTAATGATATTGTTAAGTACGGTTCAAGACTTTATGTTTGTACAGCGATACATACATCAGCTGCAACAGAAACACTTGGACTTGAAGCAGACATTGGAAGTTGGGATGTATTCGGTGAAGGATTAGATTTCAAAGGTGCTTGGTCAACTACAACAAGATATAAAGTTAATGACTTAGTTAGATATGGTGGATATGCATATGTTTGTAATACTGCTCATACTTCATCCGCAACAGACGCTCTAGGGCTTGAAGCAGATCAAAGCAAGTGGACTGCTTTAAATGCCGGTATTGAATATAAAGGCGCATGGCAAGGTTCTGCAACTAGATATAAACTAAATGACGTTGTTAAGTACGGTGCAAGTCTTTGGATTTGCACAACCGCTCACTCAAGTACTAACAACTTTGCAACTGATGAAAGTAACTGGACACAGTTTGTACAAGGTTTCCAGTTTGAAAACGATTGGGATACATACAAAATTTATCAGCCAGGCGATATTGTGCGCTACGGTGGTAATCAGTATGTAGCACTAGAAAACCACAGCGGCTCGCGTCCAACAGATACATTAGATGATCCAAATAACTGGCAGTTGTTTACTGAGAACTTTAGATTCTTAGGCGAATGGGGCGAAGATAGTTCTAACCAAGATTATAAACCAGGTGAAGTTGTAAGACACGGCGGTTATACATATTTGTGTATAGCAGACAGCAACAACAATGAGCCACCAAATCCTACTTACTGGGAAAGATTAAATAGTGGTCTTAACTGGAAAGGTGCCTGGACAGATGACACACAATATATTCTAGGCGATGTTGTACGTTACGGTAGCAGCAGTTATGTTTGTGTGCAAGCGCACTTGTCAGAAGGTGATGACTATTCAACAATAGGCGCAGAAAACTCTCGTCCAGATCAAGACGCAACTGGTACATACTGGAACAGTTTAGCAGTTGGAACAGAAACAGAATTTTTAACAACCAAAGGTGACTTGGTTTACTACGGTGGTGCGGGTCCAACAAGATTGCCCGTTGGTAGTGAAGGACAAGTTTTACGTGTAAGCGGAGACAGCATTCCAGAGTGGACATACTTAGGTGCTACAGATGATGTTTATTATGTTGCTCCACATGGTGTAGATAAGCCTTCACCGGACGCAGGACGCACAATTGATAAGCCTTTTAAAACAATTAGATATGCATGTGAGCAAATTGAAAAAGGAACAAGAGTTCCAGCAGTTGCACGTATGCTAGAAATGAATAGACAGTTTATTACAAGAGAGATTGTAGAATGGACTGACTATCAAGTTACAAATAACATTGCACCGTTTACAACAGCATTTACATATAACCAAGAAAAATGTGAAAGAGACATGGGTTATATTGTTGATGCATTTATATACGACTTAACACACGGTGGAAATGTAAAATCAAGAGAAGCAGCTCTACGTTATGTAAGAGATCCAGGCAAATTTTATGCACTAGGTCAAGAAGCAGAAACAGTTGCATCTATTAATTACGGTATTGGCCTAATACAAAAAGTACTAGCAGGCGAGGCACCTGCTGTAAATTATCAAACAACTAACGGTGATAATTCAACAGCAGTAGTAGCACAGTATTTTGACGTAAACTTTACAGGGCTTGATACACTAGAATATAACGGAGCTGGCGGCTCCACAGGAACAGCATTGGGCGTTAATGCAAGTATCCAAGATCCAGATGCAACTGGAAGTGGTGGCTACGGCGGCGGCGACAATGACGGCGGAGGATACTACTAATGGCTACAGTATTTGAAAGAATACAAGATCTCGGTACAATAATTACCGATGCAGTTACAGCAGGTGAGGACACTAACGTTCCACCAAGAGAAATTAAAAACAGTTTGGTAAAAGTAGCAACAGGTACTTATACCGAAGTGCTACCAATACGGGTACCTGCAGAAACTTGTATTATAGGTGACGAACTACGTTCTACAAACGTACAACCAAGAAAATCAGATAACGCAACACTTACTCCTAAAAAGGACTTTAGATTTAGTTACCATGCTCTTAACAGACTAAGTGAAATTATCGGTGATGTTGTAGACGGTACCACTGTAACAGCAGCAAGTGGCAATAACGAAACTCAAGTAGCCCAGTTTCCTTTAGGTCAGCCAGCAGAACGCAGTGCAACAGAATTACTTGCAAAAGTTATCAAAAGAAATATCGATAGTAGCTTGCAGACAAGAATAGAAACTGATATGCCAGACAGTGCTTCTACAGATGCAGATTTTAGAAAAACATCTGATTTGTTGCTTACAAACAAAGAATATATCCAACAAGAGATTGTTGCATATCTTTCTACAAACTATGCAAGTCTAGACTACAGCAGAACAAGCTGTAAAAAAGATGTTGGATTTATTATTGATGCAGTAGCATATGACTTAGTTTATACAGGTAACTGGCAAAGTGTTACAGCTGGCCTAGCTTATTATGATGGTAGTTCAGGTAACCTACAAATTGACAGCGAAGAAAAATCAGCAACAATCGCAGCATACGGATATCTAAAAGACGTAATGAAAGCTGTTGGTAGAGGCACAGCAGTTAGCCCGCAGTTATCAACAGGACCTGCAGAGCAGTTCTTAGGCGTAGGCGGCACAATCGCAGCTTCAACAGAAATTGATAACCTAGTAGATGATATTATTACAATTATTAATCTAGGACCAGACAATGCTCCAGCAATTACATATCCAAACCTAACAGGTGTCGCATCTGGCTTAACAACAGCGTCAACCACACTAGAAGGTGAATATACAGCAATCAAAGAAGGTGCTATTGACTTTATTAGTAAAAACTTTGGTAGCTTTAGATATAATGCAGCAACATGTCGTAGAGATTTAAGAAACATTTTAACAGATGTTCCTTATGATATTGCACTAAACACTAACTATAATGCAGTGTTTAACGGTATTGCTTATACAAGACCTACAAACTCTTACAATTTACAAGAACAGCGTACCGAAACTTCAGGAGCAATACGTTTTGCAAAAGGCGAAGTAGAAGATGCTCTAACAGATTCTACAGCAATTACACGTAGCAATGCAGCATTTGATGAAATTTTAGACATACTTGATAACAGTTCAATTTACACAACAGGTGCTACACCTGGTGACGGACTAGCAGATGCACTAAGTTTTGATACAAGCCTAAGTAGTGCAAATGCAATCAACGCAGCAGCACAACTTAATGCAAACAGAACATTTATTGCAGCAGATGTAAACGCATATGTAGCAAATACATATCCTTCACTTACATACGATGCAGACAAGTGTGCAAGAGATGTTGGTTATATACTAGACGCTCTAAGATATGACTTGTTGTACGGTGGTACAAGTGCTTCAACAAGAATTGCACAATCATACTTTGGCATCGATGGCACTGCTTATCCAGCAGGCCAAACAGCTGAAACAGCAGCAGCTTATACTCATATGAAGAGTATACTAGATGACATTATTTTAGAAAATACTGTTACAGCACAATCTGGTAACGTCGAATCACAAGATACAAGCGGCACAGCAGGTACTGCAACAGAAGTTACTATTGTAGAAGATAATCTTCAATTAACAATCGACGTAATTACAGCAGGAAACACAACTAGTCTTCCAGCAGCAGTATTTCCAGATCTAGCTGCTTTAGGTGTAAGTGGTACACTGCAAACTGAAAAAACAGCAGTTGATGACGCACAAGCACAAATTGTACTAGATACAATCCAGTATATTAACACAACATACAGCGACTTTAATTACAACCAAGCTAAGTGTATGAGAGACATTGGCTTGATTCTAGACGCTGCAAGATATGATTGGATGTTAGGTTCTAACTTTGCAGGACAGGTTGCTGCATACAGCTACCTAAGACGCCCAAGTGCAGCAGTTAGAGATGAGCAAAAAGCAGCATCACTAGCTTCATTTAAATATGCAAAAGAGCAAGCAAAAGCAAATGTAGGCGGAAACGCAACTGCTATTGCTGGACTTGAAGAAACATTTGAATGGATTGATACTGTATTGTTTGGTAGTTCAAACGAAGGTTCGAATGTACAAACAGACGAGTTCAACTTGTATGCTGCAAGACGTCAGCTAGAACTTAATAAAGAATTTATTAAAGAAGAACTTGTAAACACAGTAGACAACTACTTTAAAGATACAAGTTCTGAAATAGCATCTAACCAAATTACTGTTACAAGTACAGCTTGGTTACACCTAGGTATGGAAGTTAAGTTTACAGACATACTAGACGGTGTTACAGCTTTAGTAGAAGGTACAACTTACTATGTAAGAGAAATTGTTGATGCAACACACTTTACAATAAGCGAAACATACGGCGGTAGTGAATTAACTATTGCACCTAGTACAACAGGTACAATGAATGTTCTACCAGTATATGAATACAACAGAGTACTATGTAAACGTGACATTGATACATACATTGATGCAATCAAAGAAGATATGACATTCCCTGCAAAATATCGCAGAGATTATACAGATAGCATACAATGCATCTATCCAGGCATTTACAAATCACGCCTAGCTGCAAGATACTATGTAAACAGCGTAATTGGATCACAGGAAGAAGATTTCTACTACCTACGCAACGGTACAGGCTTGCGTTTACAAACAATGCAAGGACTAACAGGCGATCTAAGTCCAAACAATGAATACGGAACAAAACGTCCAACAGCAGGTGCATATGCATCGCTAGATCCAGGTTGGGGACCAAACGACGAAGATGTTTGGATTATTTCTAGATCACCTTACGTACAAAACTGTACTACATTTGGTACAGCAGCAGTTGGTCAAAAGATTGACGGCGCATTACACAACGGTGGCAATGATAGTATTGTTTCAAACGACTTTACACAAGTTATTAGTGACGGTATTGGTGCATGGATTACTAACAACGGTAGAGCAGAACTTGTATCTGTGTTTACTTACTATGCACACATTGGTTATCTTGCAGAAGCAGGCGGACGTATTCGTGCAACAAACGGTAACAACTCATACGGTGACTTTGGTTCGGTAGCAGAAGGCGTTGATCCTTTTGAAACACCAATTACAGGCATTGTTGACAACAAATCACAGTACAACGCTACAATTGCTAATGTTGAAAGTGATGCCGATCAACTGTTTAGCTTTGAATATTCACATGCTGGTAACAACTATACTGAAGTTGTTTATGATATATTTGGACCAGGCGACGGCGAAGTTATTGAAGGCGACGAATTTAGAGATGATTCTGCATTCCAAGTTAGAGTGCTTGATTTAGATGATTCAAGTGGCGAACTAGGTGGTAGTGGATATTTAAATGTTCAAAACACAGCACAGTCTGGTACAACTACAAGTTTAACACTTGCTGCAACAGACGGTAATATTTCAAGTGCATATCCAGGTATGAGATTGATTATTACAGGCGGTAGTGGTGTTGGACAACACGGTTTAATTAAAACTTATAATTCAGGATCGAAAGTTGCAGAAGTTGTTAGAGAAACAGAAACTGTTGTAACAGCTGGTAACTTCCAAATTGGAGATATCTATAGAATTGACAGTGTCGGTACAACAGACTTTACAGCAATTAGTTCATTAACTAATCCTGCAGCAGGTCAAATATTTACTGCTACAGGCGCAGGTTCAGGAGACGGTGTTGCAACTAAATGTGAAGACGGATATGATCATTTTGTAAAAGGATTTACACTAGCAACTCCTAACAGTTCGTCAACATACGAAATTGAACCAAGTGCAGCATTTACTGCACCTCCAAAATCAGTCGCAAGTGATCCAA